GACCCAAATGCGTGGCCCGGAGTTGAACCGGGATCTCCGCCCTTCCGGACGGTGCTCTGACCCGTTGAGCTACCTCGCCGCACCCAGACTAACCCGCCAAGCCGTTACCGCTGTAACTACTTAGACCGCTTAGCCTTGCCCCCAGCCGGAGCAGCAGGCTCACCCTGCGTCTCAGCCGACTGGGGATCATCCTTCACTTCCGGACCGGCCGAAGTCCCCCGCTTCGGAGCTTCCTGACCCCCAGAAGCCTGCTCCTGCTCCTGCTCCTCGCCGCCCCGGTACGGCTCCCAGTCGGTAGCGTTCTTGTCGCTGTCGTCCGGGATCCACTCCTGAGCGTCCTGACCCGGAGCGTTCAACTTCAACTTCGACTGCGAGTTCTCCACCTGATGCCGGACATGATGCCCTTCCGGCCACTCGGAACGCCGCATCGGCTGCTGCTGATTGCCAGTTGCCATCTCGTGCGCACTCTGAAAATCCATGGCGACCGGCTACCCGCAGACCGCTGAACCATGCGTCTACGCAAGAACCCAACGGCCGTCACGGATCCACCCGTGATCACCACAGGAACACAGAACCGACGGGGACAACGTCAACGGCACCCACGACTCCACATCCCAGGTGGCCTTGCCGGGACTGATAGCCTCCGCCGTCTCGGAGGCGAACACGACCGACCCCATACAAGGGCTGCCGTCCGGCGTCGAATGCTTGATCAACAAGCCGTAGCGCTCCACGTCAGGCAGATGCGCATACTGCGGGTTCAACTCCCGGTCCGGAGCCCACGACGTCCACGTGGCGATGTGCCCGTGGCCCAAATCCAAAGGATCGCTGCTGAAAGACATGTCTAATCCGCCCACCAAACCGGCGACGGCGGAGTCACCGTGCCGTTCACCTTGATCCAACCCAACGGACCCACCCGGGCCGTGTACGACAACGCCCCAGACGCCTGAGAAAACACAGTCGTCAACGTCGGAGCCGTAGCACCACCCATCAACGAACTCACCTGAACCGAAGTCACCGTGCCGTTGCCCTGGAAAACGATGTTCACATACCGGCCCAACGGATTCTGCACCGCCGTGTTGATAGTCAACGCCGGAGGGCTCGCTACCGCCCCAGGGAACTGGAAGTCGCAGATCAGCTGCAACGGCGTGGACGTGTCATTGCTCAAACCCACCAGAGGTGGACCGGAGATGCCGTTGCTCTTAACGTGGAACTCCCCGCAAACCGCTGCGAGACCACCGCCGTTGTCACGGATAGTGGACTGGCCTTCGGTGTCGTAGGAACCGGAAAGCATCGGACCCACACCGGCCTGCCCAGGACCGATGATCTCCATCTGGTTGTTGCAGCCCTCAATGCTGACCTGATCCATGAAGATGCCGTGGCTGGCCCCGACGCCGTTGCCGCCATCGCCATAATTCCCCACCGGACACACGCCCGACCAGCTGTACAGGATCGTGCCGCCCACCCACTCGGTGTGCTCCGTCACGAAAATCGCCCGGGTGTAGCCGCCGTGACACGTCACGTTGCGGAGCTGGTTGTTGTCGTTGTTACCAGCCGACGGCAGCAGAACCCCGATAGACACGCCAGCGCTGAAGCCGTTCGGGTTCTGGTAGTCCCCGCCGAACGGTGCGTAGGTCGCCGCCGTCCCGTACCCGAAGTTCTCCAAAGCCGCAGCGGCGAGACCGTGGAAATTCAACGCCCCGTAGCCCCAGCCGTTCAACGAATGCGTCGTGTACACCTGGATGTTCTGCATCCGCACCAGCGTGTTGTTGTACAGCAAGGCGTCAGTGCCGTAACCGTTGGAGCCGGTCTGCCCTGAGATGCACGCAGCGGCGCCGTTGGCGTTGAAGGCATTGAGCTGGGCGGTGGCGTTGGCGAACGCCCCGAAACTCACCAACGTAGAACCGGCAAGCTGAGGGATCTTCTGCTCCCAATGCCGCGTAGTCCCGCCGTCCGTGGCGCCCAGAATCCACAACGCCACCTTGCGGTCGGTCGTGGCTTGGATCGGGATCACCAGCTGCCCGTTGGCTTTCGTGGCTCCACCGGCCACCAGAGGACCGGCAACCCCGTAGAAGGTGCCGTTGCCGCTCGGAGGAACCCACACGATCCCGGTGCCGTTCACCTGCCCGTAGGCGTGGGCAGCGTTGATCGTGTTCTGCAACGCCACAGTGTCGTCGGTAGCCCAAAGAACCAAGGCGCCGGTGACCGTGAGCGTCGCAGAGGCCGCGAGCGTGACAACGCTCGAAGAGGTGTAGCCGATGATCGTGGTCACCAGGGTCGTAACCCCGGAAGTCAAAGCGCCCTTCACCGCGATGGCCTTGCCGACGTCCGACGGCCGGAACGGAAGCGACGTGGAACACGTCAACGTCGCCTGACCGCTGGTCATAGCGCCGTCAACAGCTGACTGACCGTCGCCTACGGCCCCGTACCGGCGGACGTCGAACACCCACGCCCCAACGTTCACCGCCGACTGGTACGCCACCGACGTGTTGTCCACGCCAACCGGTACCGAACCGATGGAGGTGCTGTTCGGGTACGCCACCGGCGGTGCGCCGACGGTGGAACCTGCGACGGTCAACGAGTTCGCGGTCACAACATCCAGGTACGTGGGCCCTGGGATGAACCGCTCAGTGGTAACAACGTAGGGTTCTGTCGCGGTCACTGCGGCACCTCCGCTGCGAGGACCATGGCCCGGACAAAACAATCCTTGGCTTCCAGAAGTTTCCGTAGACCCGTAGTCAACTCTGGGCCGTCCGGCAAAGCCACCACCATCTCGGTGGCCAAGATCGAAAAACGGGCTGAAACGTCAGCCAGCTGCTGCGGGAGATGCCCGTACTCAAACAGCCGAAGCATATGACGGGTCGATTCGTGACGGCTCTCAAAAGACATGAAGCCAACCTGCTTACACAACACCCTGCTGCGAAAAAGAGACAATGAAACAGGTCCCCAGTCCGCCCGCACGGGCTGGGGACTACAAAAGCTACGTCAAGTAGGCGTACAAGGCATGCCCGGCAGTGCCGGTGATCGTGCCCAAACTCGAACCCACCGCAACCGGAGTCGTCTGAGACGTCAACGTCGTACCGCAGTACACCGGTGCGACAGCCGACACAGCAGCGTTAGCCATAGCAGCGCTCGCCGCGAACGTCGGCATAGTGCCGGACGCCACCACGCACACGAAGCCGTAGTACAAGCCCGTGTAGCTGGTCGTGAACGGCGTCGCGATAGCCGTAGTCACAGCCGTGTTAGCGGCGAAGTAAGCCGCGCCGGTGTTGTCTGCGCTGATACCCAGCACCTTGCCCCGGCTGTCCGCCACCCCAACCCAGGCGTGGGTGCCGGTCGCCTCCGCAGTCAACGAAATCATCGTCAAGCTGCTGATCAGCAAGTTCGACTCACACGGCATCGCATATGCGTACACCGTGCCCGACGTCAACGTGGCTGAAGCAGCCGTAGCCGAAGACCGGCCGTCCAAGCTCGACGCCAACGTGCCCGTCGGCTCCAGGTACTGGTACATCCAGGTTTTGGTCCCGCCGCCCAGCAGCTGAACTGCCTGCTGCGTCGTCACCGAGTCCACGTTCACTGTGCCCGGCGTGTACGAGTTGGTAGCTACGGCGTACGGAACCTGTGCCTGCCCCGTCATGGGGGCTCCTTCCTGCCCCCGAGGAGGCTATGCAATATCTTTCCGGATGAAACACGTCACGTCCTGAGCCCGCAGCGGGCGACCGCTAGCCATCTTGACCCCTTCCCGGGCCGGGGAGCTGCTTCAGAGCCTGCTTCCGCCTAGCCCTGTACGCCTTGTCCCAAGAAGCTGCGAGAGCCCGCGTATCACTCTCGTACGCGGTTTCCTTCTCACCCTGAGGCAAACCCACATTCGCTGGGCCTCCGGGCCGCACCGAAGGCGACATCTTCGCACCCGGTTTCAAATCCGGAACCGGAGCGATCAAACCAGCCTTCACCGCAGCCTGCATAGCCGCATCCGAACCCCACGGAGAAGGCTCCTCCGCAGGCTCCGGCAAACCAGGCACATACCCGTTCACCCCGGCAGCCGTCAACGGCGCAGCCTTGTTCGCCACCGACGCCCGCGACATAGCCTCCATGTCGTCCCAAGCAACAATGCCCTGACGAGTCTCGAAGACGTTGATGTCACCGCCGTCAACCGGAGGCTTACCCAGCTCAGCCCGGTAATCGTTCAAGCTGTAAGCGCCGGTCTTCAACCGGGTCTCCCGCACCTGCTCCACCGTCACCGAATCCCGGAAGTCCACCTCAGCGAACTCCAGATGCCAGCCGACAATGCCGAAACCCTGCTGAACCAGGTGGAAGTTCAACTTCTCCAACAACAAGTTGGCGATCGGGATGACCGTGTTCACCTGGAACGACTTGTTCTGGGCCTCACCCGAACCGCCACCGATGTTGCCGGTCTCGATGATCCCCACCTTGGAGGGGGGAACCCCGAACGAGGCGATGATCTGATCCCGCAGAACACGCTCCGCATCCAGGTAGTCCGTGACCTTGCGTGGATCCAACACCTGCACCGCGCCGCCACCGGAGGTGATCAGCGGGTTGCCGACAGCCTTCGGGCCCAGGTTGTACACCTGGTACTGCTCACGCCACCGCTGAATGTCGGTGTCCTCGTAATGCGCCAGATCCACGTGCACCCGTGGCGGGTCGCCTCGCCGGAACGTCTCCTGGATCGTGGCCATGGTGAAGATCCACGCCGTGGTAGGCAACAGGGCAAGCTGAGCCGGGCTGACCCCGTACAGCCCTCCGCGCGGAGCGTCCAACGAAATGTGGATCACGTCTTCGGTGTCAAAATGCGCCTGCCGCAGCCCATCCACATCCTGCCGATACCCGGCAACCTCGCCGTGAGAATCCGCCATCACCGTCATCGTCGTCGAATCCAGCAGATACAACGCCACCGGCTCACCCAGCAGGCGAACAACCTCAATGTAGGAGTCACCGAACAGCATCAAATCGGTGATCACGTTCCGGAGCAGCTGGATGAAGTCTTCCGTCGGGTTGGTGAACCGCATCAGCCTGCGCAGCCGCAACACCTCCGGCGGCTCCTCCGGGACCTCGTCCTCGGGGATAGCGTCATCCGGGATGACTTCCAGACCGCCCGCCGTCACCGTGCGGGCGATCACACCGATAGCAGCGGACATCCACGTGCACGTGTTGTAGGCGTCGTGGAGGTGCTGCAACAACTGCTGACGCTCCGCTGACGCCGCCATCTGAGCCGAAGGCATCTCGGAGGTGAGAGGCACACCGAACTCGAAGCCTCGACGCCGGATCTGCTGCGCCGTGTACTCAGGTGTCAGAGCCTGCGCTGTCGGTGTCTTCGTGGTGGCTTCCACAACGGCCGGAGGGTCAGGCCGGAACAGGCGTGCCAGGGCGTTGCCGACTCCCATTAGCCCTCCTCAGGTACAGGATCGTAGGGTTGCGGTATGGCGAAACCCCAATGTCTGAAGTGTTCTAACACGGCCACGATCGCCATGCTGTGCGGACGGTGTCACCGGAACCAGCAGCCGACCGAAAGTGTCGTGGCCCCACCGTCCGGGAAGCGTCCGGAAATTGCTGTACCTGCGGCCTTGCCGAATAACCGGACAGTCGAGGTTCCAGAAACGCGCTGCGAGGGACCGCAGTGTCCGGAAATGGTGGAGCAGCCGACCGGAGCGGGCAGACGCCGGAGGTTCTGCTCCGAAGCCTGCCGCAAACGCGCCGCCCGCACCTAGATCCCCCAAGGGTTCCCGGACGGGTGCAGCACCGGGAAGCCTCCGATCGTCTGACCGGAGTAGCCCGGGGTGAAATCCCCCCGCGCCTGAGGATCCAGCCTCACCTCAATGCCCGTAGGGACCGGCTCCGGCCAGTGGAACCGGGTTTCCGTCCCGAGGTTCACCAGCATGTACCGCAGTGCGTCAGCGGCGTGGTCCGGTGCCTTCTGGTCACTGTCCTCCGGGTTGCCGGTCTTCGCGTACGGCAAGTCCGCCAGCTCCGAGAACAGTTTCATACACGGCGAGAAAATGTGCAGCCTAGGGCAGGTGTCCCAGCCCTCAGCCTGATGCATCCGGCAAGCCGGAGCCTCCGCCAGGTACGAATGGATCCGCTGCCACCCCGCGATACGGGAACCAGGACCCTTACCGGCCTTCTCCAGGTGCACACCGTTCTCCGCATACGCCGTCGCCAACGGCTTAGCGTCTCCCAGAACGTTCCACATCGCGTCGTCGGCGTAACGGGCGTTGATGTGCTCGTCCACACTCTCAGCTGCAAGTATCTGCCGCGCCTGGTCTGCCTCGCCCACCCCGGTCTTGTAAAGCTCCCGGTAGATCCACAGGCGGTTGTCCTCATCCAACGCGCCCCACAGAACAGCCCACGGTGCGGCGAAACCCCAGTCCACCGACATGTACCGGCGCCAAGAATGCGGCAGCTCCAAAGGCTTCACCACGTGCCGGTCATACGACAGCTCCGAGAAGATCTGGCCCTCAAAGACGTCCCAGTTACCCTCCAGGTACGCCTTCCGCAGCTGCTCCGGCAGGCCAAGCAGGTCAGTGCGGTACTCCTCGTTCAAGTGCGGGTTGTCCGCCAACTTCGACGGAATGAAACGCACCGACCGGCCACGGACGTCCCTGATGACCTCGGAGCCGTACTTGGTGGGCTTGATGTACCGGTCCTTTGCGGCGCTGTGAGAAGGGCCTCCAGGGTTGCTCCCGGACCTGATCCCCAGCACCGGAACCCCCGAGTTACCGGAACGCAGACGAGACTCGATAAACGTCAACACGTCAGCCGAAGTCAGAGTGCGCTCATCAAACAACAACAGCTGAAACTCCGAACCCTGCCTACGGGAGGCGTCCACCATGTTCTCCGCATACCGGAACATCAGAATGCTCCCGTTGGGAAACCGCAGCTCATAGTCACTGCCAGCCCACTTAGCCCCCAAGACGTTAGCGAAGCCGTGCGCCGCCAACTCCTTGATCAACGACTCCTTCAGCTCCGGATACGTCCGCCGAAACGCACCCACCCGAATCCCCGGAAACCGCACACACGCCCTGATG